GCTGAAGAAAACAAAAAGTCAGCCGCTCTTGATAAACTCCGGATTAAAAGTGCAACGGAAACTACTGCACAAGAAGCCCGTTTACACACAACTTTAACGGGAAAGATAAAGTCAGCTGCTAATAAGCAGAATGATATTTTGAGAAATCTTGCCAAGAGCAAGGGGAAAATCACTCGTGAACAAGCAAATGATGCTATTTCACAGTCGAATAAAGAGTACAAAAAGACAGTCTCACTGGCAGACCAAGAATACAAAGATCGTGTTTCTGCGGCTGAAAAGCAACACAATAAGGTTATAAAAGCAGCTGAAAGACAAGCTAGCGAGGCAATCAGTCAAGCAAAGAGCCAGTATAGTAAAACAGTTGAGGCTGCTAAAAATCAATATTCTGGTAATTCTAAGTATGCCGAGAAGCAACGTGCAGCTATTATTAGTAAAGCTAAGGACCAAAAACAAAAGTCAATTGACAACGCTTTAGAGCAGGAAAACAAAACTGAACAACATGCGGATCGTCAGTACAAGCACACTACTGATGACGCAGATAAGCAAAGATCACAAGTTGTTAAACATGCTAAGGATCAAAACAGTTCGGTAGTTGATCAGGCCAATTCACAGTCAAAAGGTGTTTTGGGGCATGCTGTTAAGCAAGCCAACGGCTCCATGAAAGCTGCCGATAAGCAAGGCTCCGGTATTCATAGTATTTGGAAAAACATTACTAGTTTCTTTAGTAATCTAGTTAAAGGATTTGGTATTAAACCAATCAATGTTGGCGCTTATCCATCAGGTTATACTCCAGTAAGCATAGAAGCCCATGCTTCCGGCGGTATTGTTGGCACTGCTAGAGCTTTAGTTGGTGAAGGCGGTGTCGAGGCTAAAATTGATAGAGACAATGGGAAAGTGTCATTTCTGGGTATGAATGGTGCTGAAGTGGTTAATGTTAAACCTGGTGATCAGATTCTTAATGCTGGTGATACTGCTAAGCTTTTTAACGGTGGCCTAGGACATACGCTTCCTGGCTATGCTAAAGGCACTATTGATATCGCGTCGTTTTTAAAGAAAATTAAGAGCGGTGCTACTTCTATCTTCGACAGCGTTAGTGATAAAGCAATGGATGCATTGTCTAAGATAACTTACCCATTGAAAACTTTAAAGTCAATGGCTTTAAAGACATTTGATCCAACCAAAACTCCAGGAGTCGGTTCAATCGGTCATGATTTAGGCAAAGGACTAGTTGACCGAGCTTTAAAGGAATTTGCGAAAGCTATTTCTGATTTAGCTGACAACTTCGGTGGAGGAGTTGGCAACATTAAGCTGTCCGGTAGTGTTGCTTCCCGTGCACGAGAATTGGCTAGAGCATTTAAACATGGCTATCCCGCTTCAAATAATGGTGGTATTGCCGGTGTTCTAGGAAATTGGGTTATCGAATCAAACTTGACCCCTACTGCCATTGATCCACTTGATCATGGTACTGGGTTGGGGCAATGGACGTTCACTCGTGAAACAGCATTAAGAAGCTGGCTTAGAAAACATGGATATGCATGGGACTCAGCTGCTGGTCAAATTAATTACGCTCTTAGCGAGCCCGGTGAGAGTAGTTTGTTAAAATCTGTTCTACGTATGACCAATCCAACAGAAGCCGCATATAAATTCTTTGCAACGTGGGAATCAGGCGGTTCTATGAACGGCACCGGTGGGCTTCGTGAAAGTCAGGCGTCAGCTGTTTATCGCTATATTAAAGGATTTGAGAATGGTGGTTTCGGGAACAAAGCGGGCGTTTACAAATTGTTTGAAGGCAACTTGCCAGAAGCCATAGTTCCGATGGACTTATCTAAGCGTTCAAGGGCTTACCAAATTATGCAACAGATAATGGCTAAGTTCGGAGCTCAAGATGGCGCTAATGTGATAAATACCGATAACGACCAGATTGATTCCAACGAAGCATTCAAGCAGCGGGTTATAGCTTCACTAGATGCTTTGGTCACTGGCCAAGGAGATGTTAAAGCAGTTGTTGCCAACTCTGACGTGGTTAATGCTGTCAAGTCAAATACCAAGAAGACGTCACAATATAGTCAAATGATGGGGTATTAGTATTAATATATTGAAGAGCCTTAGAAGGCTCTTTTTTTACATAGTTAAAATTAAACAAGGATGGCGATGTAATTGTCTGTTTTGAACAAAAGTGATTTTGAATATGCTGGCTTAAATAGCCGCGATGATTTGCAAGCCGTTATGGGAGCAGTAACACTGCCAAGTGCACCAGCCATGGCCGAACAAGCAACCGATATCCCCGCCATGTATGGTAATCAATTTAATGGTATGGACTACACTAGTCGGACAATCAGTATTCCAATAACTATTATCGCTCGTGGCAGTCAGGACAAATACAATCAGATTATGCATAATTTGAGCGGATTATTGCTAAGTGATGATCCAAGTGATAATGGTAAAGAGTACCCACTAGTCTTTGGCTTTGAACCCAAAGTGACTTACTGGGGGCATATTACTGCGATTAGCGATCCACAGTTCATTAACCAGGGGGCGTGGGACGCTACACTAACGATTACCTTTGTGCAGTCGGACCCACGGGCAACCCTGCCACAGGTTGAGACACCCTTAAAGAACGGTTTAAACACGATTACTGTTGATGGTACCGCTAGAACAGAACCAGTTATTCAAGTTGTGCCCAAGCGGGATTTAAAGCACATTGGCTTTACCCTAAATGGTGGTGAATATGGGCTAGGGCCGGATAGTGATGAAGACCAAGCGGTGGCGGTCCAGCCTTATACGCAGGTTGTGAACAGTGACGTATTAAATACCATGGCTGAGTGGACTAATGATGCCAATGCGATTGCTCAGATGAAGACCGCTGGCAAGTACATTTATCAAGGTGAAGCTGATAGTAACCGAGATACCCAAGTGTTAATGGTCAAGCTAGCCAATGGGGTTAAACAATATGGTAGTCATCAACCAGACTGGTATGGTCCCGGTGTTCGCTTTACCGGTATGACTAACAGCCTGACTAACTATCGGGTTAAGACCAGAATCCACCATATTAAGCACTCAGGTACCCATAATGGGCGTGCGATGGGGCGTGTAGAAGTCCTGTTATTAGACCCGAATGGGGCTACGATAGGTCGGTTTGGTCTAGCTGATTCTAGTTCAGGTGGTACCCCAACATGCTACTTGCAAATTACCAAACCGGGTGGCACGTTTGCCGGTGGTGACGGTAAACACGAGACGTTCTACAATGGCAAGGGCCCTTCAGGTAGTTCTAGCAACGGTAAAGACCAGAAGATTAAAATTAAGACTGGGACAACGACTAAGACAGTGGTTAAGAAGTCTAAAAACAAGAAGACTGGCAAAGTTACCACTAAGACCATTAAGGAGAAGGTTGATAAGTATATCACGGTCGTTAACAAAGAAGAAAAGTCGGCACTAAGTACCAGTTGGTTAGAACTCGATTTAATTAAAAATGGCAAGGTGTTTAGTTGGTCAATCACGCAATACTACACCAGTGGTTCCCATTCTGGTCAGCCATGTAAGGACGCTAAAAAGTATCTAATTGTCCATGGTACTTACGTTGATAGAAACTCTAATTATCAATCTGCTTTAGGCGGCATCGGTGGGGTGTTCTTCAAGCACTCGATTGCCGAAGATGACGAAAATGTGGGCTATGAAAACCCGTTTATGTCAATCACCCACCTAGACATTTACCAAGTTAATGATGTGGCTCAGGACGCACCTAAGTACATTGCTAATGCCGGTCAAGAGATCGTCTTAAATTGTGAGACTGATAGCACCACGGTTGGCGGTAAGCTAGCTAGCCCCATTTGGTCAACGGACTATCCTAAATTAAGTCCGGGGGTTAATAGCCTGACGATGATTGGTGACTTAGATGACGCACAAATAACACTTAAATATCTACCCAGATTACTATAACAACACTGAAAGGCTTCCCAATTGGGCGGCCTTTTTACATAACTTAAAACAAGGAGGTTAACAGATGGCTTTAAATAATCAGTATTTAATTCTAGATCCTAATTTAAAACGGATTGGTACCCTGACCGTTGATGGGGCCACTAAGTTTTCTAATGACAGTGTCAAGATTCAACTAGCTGATTCAGACACAACTAGCACCAGCTATGATGATGACGTTAATGTGGGCACTAATGACACGTTTGATGGCACGGTTAACCTAAATGCTCAGTCTAAAAAGTTTGACCATCAAGGTTCATTAGACGTGCTTCAAGGACAGCCGGATTCAGATAAAGTAGTCGCCGGTAACAATCTCGCCTATTACGATGAGCTATCAGGTCACTGGTATGTCATGCGCATATACAGCGTGGAAGATAACAATACCGCTGCTGTTAAACACGTCACAACGGCTAACTTTACCAACCTATGCTTGTACAGTTTAGCTCATCATTATCCTATCGCTACTACTGCCAGTGCAAGCACGATTCAGACAGCCTTTAATGAGTGTTTTAACGCCACTGGTTGGACGCTAGACTATCAGACGACTAACACGACCATTCCGACAATCACCATTGATGGTAAAACGAAAGCAAGCGCGTTAGTACAGACACTCATTCAAACCTATGATGTTGAAATTGACCCTTATGTTGAGATTGACTCACAAGGGAATATCACGAAAAAGGTATGTGTCATTACTGACCAGCTGAACAATGATGTGGTTTATAACGAGGCGGTATTCGGTAAAAACATCACTAGTATTAAACGTACAACGGTATCAACACCCGTGACTAAGTTAATCCCATATGGGGCCAACGGTAGCACAATCGCCTCGGTTAATGATGGCAAGTCTTATATCGTTGATGATACTGCTAATCAGAAATATAACCCCGATTGGCAAGCTGGCCTATACTATGAAGCCGTGGTTACCGCTAATCAGATTAGTAACTCAGCCGGTTTGAAAGCATGGGCTCAGGATATGCTTAAGCTATACAACCACCCTAGAACGTATTATGAGGTGAATGTAACACCCGACTTCAATCCACCACTAGGTGCCACGATTAGGTTTAAAGATGAGTTAATTGAGCCCGTATTAGACGCTAGTGGTCGTGTTATTCAACGGACAATTAGCTTTGCTAACCCATATGGCAACACAGTCGGCTTTGGCGAGTATACAACGGTTCAAGTAGCCACGCCAGCATGGATGGAACAGTACCAGAACGCACTCAGTAAGGCGGTTGACGCTGCTAAAAAGGACGCTAGTTCGATTAAACCGGTCGCTTTAACGCCTGACGGTAACAACTTTACCGATACCACCCAAACTAAACGGTTGATTTTACAGGCTTGGGAAGGTAGCACGAATATTTCATCCTACATTGATAGCAAGGGCTTTATATGGCGCCGTTATAACACTAATGGCACGGTTGACACCAGCTACCAACAAACAGGCTACTTAATCAACGCGGCTAGTAACGCTGTGGGTACCTTACACGGGACAATTGAAGCTGACTATATCCAAGATGACCCCGAGATTAAGCTAGACACCACTAATATTAGCTATTTAGGCGTCTATGGCCCTGATGATAATGGGGCCCATTCAGCGACTCAATACATGGCCCGGTTAAGCAATGGGCAGTACCTAACTAGTCGGGCCCGTGATGACGGTGGCTCTAGTGATACCATGTTTGCTTTACAGGATAGCAAGTTTGCCGTGCAGTCGGTGATGTTGCAAGTCCATGGGCAACATGGTGGGACGTTCGGCGTGCAGGAGGTTAATAACACGATCTATATTTGGTCGATTGTCAGCTTAAAGAACGATGGTAATTACATTCTCGTGCGGTTCCCATATGTAGCGGGGCTTACCTTACAGCCTACCGATAAACGAGTTCAACAGGTTATGGCACTCAAAGGTTACGGCCGAATTAACTATGATCGTCAACATGATATGGTCTCAATTGGCTATAACGATGGTAGCACAGACATTCTCAAAGCTAGTGACCTGCTAGCCGGCAATTACAACGTGCTATACAACTTTAACATCACCGATTATGGGATTGATTTTAACCAGAACACTTACCAATCTGAATGTCTAGACTTCCCTTACTTCTACTTTGCGGCCGGTGGTGGTGAAGCTGAGACTACTAACGACCCCCATAAAGTGTGGGCGTTAAATGTTGTCCATAAAGGGGCCGAGTTTGAAGCTTACTTTGACAATGATATGGTAATGCCCAACCTAACCGATGAAAGCCGTGAAGTGGAAACTTGCAACGTGTTTTACCAAGGCACACAGGCCTACTTGTTAGTGACCTTCAACACCCGGGTACTAGAAATTGACCCCTATTCAGCTGAAAAGGAAAAGGTGTACACAATACCCATTACGAAACGATCGGCAGCTAGTGTGATTGATAAAGGGACAATCAATGAAAATGATAGCACGGCCGATTAGAAGGGAGGTGAATTAGATGGCTGAATCTAATGCAACTCAGGTCATTCTAACCGATGATGGCATTAAGATTATCAAGGCTCAAAATACGGCTAATAATGCGGCTAGTGGAGTTGCCAACTTAAACGATCCCAATTTAATGAGCGTCATTGAAAAGCAGACCCAAGCGGCACAATATGCCGGGTTAACTAGCCAGTATAATGTGGTGATAGCCCGGGCTAAAGAGGCCAGTATCAGTACGACTGCTTTAACGACAGCCTATACTAATCTGAATACCTTCATGTCAGTTATATTAACGGATACCACTAAAGCTAGTGACGTTGACCGGGACACTTATAAGAGTCTCACAGGCGCTTATAATACGGCTCTAAGCAATGTACAGACCGCCTTAAAGGACGCCTATAACACTGACATTGATAACATGCAGTCTAGTGTATCGGTAGCTAGTCAAGCGGCTTCTAGTGCTGCTATAGTCGCTTCACAGGCAACTACAACGGGTAATAATGCTAGTCAGGTGGCTTCACAGGCGGCTAGTGCGGCTAATCAAGCTAGTGCTGATTACACAGCTTTAAGTGCTGGCGTTAAAGATGGCTCAGTTATCAATATCACGACTAAAACAGCCATTAAAGAGGGTGTAATAAATAGCTGACGCCGCTATCACTGACGCTAAGATAGGCAATATTAGCGCTAACCATTTAACGGCTGGTACGATTGATGCTAGTAAAGTAACAGTGGCTAACTTAGACGCTGGGAACATTACCACTGGAACACTAGACACTGACCGATTAAATGTTGGCAAACTATCAGCTTTAAGTGCCAATTTAGGTGACGTTACTACCGGCTCACTTAAAGGTGTCGACATTGTGGCTAACACGTTTAGCACGCCTAATGGCTCATTTACAACTGATGCAAACGGTAATGTGGTTGCAAGCAACTTAACAATCCGGGGCGTTACTAACCTAGTTTATAATGCGGCATTATTAGGTAATTCTGGCACATATCCAAATACAAAAGTTCCCGGTTGGAATTTATTCACTACAGGATACTATTCAAACGCTACTTTGCATGACGGTGTTCCTTCAATTGGATTTAACGCTTCAACTGGTTCTGGGACTTGGGTAACGTTTGCACAATCTAAGCTATACCCATTAAATGGTTTGCACGGTCAGCCTTATAGCGCGTCCGTTTGGTTTATTGACGATGGTAGTGAAGCTGCCATGAATTATCAATTTACACTAGTGTTCTTTGACTCAAATGGTAGCAGGATTAGCGGTGGTTTTGCTGGTAACACGTGGAAGGGTAACCCAACTGCACAAGGATGGGCCTACAAGACGATTAACAATATCGTCTCACCAAGTAATGCAGTATACGTTGCTATCCAATATTGGGCATACAATGGCACTGGTCATGCTCTATTTAGCTCACCTATGCTAACACAAACTGCTCAATCAACAGGGTACCAGCCAGATACAGGTAATATTGTCAGCGCTGGCGAGATAGATGGTTCGGTTATTAATGGTTCAACTATAAATGGGACAACGTTTCATGGTGGCGACATTATTAGCAATGCCAATAACACCGCTAAATATTATCCAATGACTATTACGCCAGACGGGGCGTATAAGTCGACGTACTTTGACAGTGCGGTTGGACTGCAATCAAGCGTTGAATCTGGGGCGATTAGCTATAAATATCGCTCAATGATCGGTAGTGGGCAATACTTAGCTTATGATTCAGTAATTAACGGTCAAGGTTTCGAGTCGCAATCAGGTTATACGTCTGCTAAAGATACAACTTTTTCCAATCCGGAGACAATCACGGGCTATGTTAACGTAACACCAGCCTCAGGAATCTATCTATATGGGCCAACACAAAAAATAAACTTTGCTGGTAATGCCGATAATATTGGCAGTAACGGGATTACTATGGATGCTTATGGCAATATATATGCACAAGCGAATTCTTCTTATTGGCGAATTAGAGATATTAATAGCAATGATATTGCTGACTTCGGTATCGACACTGCCGGTGCTGACAATATTTTCTTGCATCGCGAACTGGATATTGGTAACTTCCAAATTAACACTGGTCATACGTTTACTAGTGCTGATAATCAAGCTATTCACTTTGCAATGGGGAAAGGTGGTGCCGCTGGCATCTATGCGGGTGCCGTTCACTATACTAGCTTAGTTAAATCGTCCCTATTAAGCGTTAAGAAGGACGTTCAAAAGGCTAACACAGCTTATTGGGCACAGCTAATTAATGCAATCGACCTAGCCACTTATCAGTACAAAACTGACGATAATACCAGCCATATTAGGCTATCTAGCATTGTTGACGACGTTAATGTAACAAAGCAGTGGCAATTGCCAGACGTCTTTATCAGCCGTGATGAAAACGGCAAGCTAAGTGGGGTGGATGATAGTGTGCTTTTAAATGCCACTCTAGCCACGGTACAGGAACAACAGAAGCAAATTGACCAACTAAACGGTCACAACATGGAATTGGAAGCTAGACTAAACAAATTGGAGGCCAAATTAAATGGATAGCATTTTAATCACGAATTATAAACCGGATTACACGAACAACATTATGACCATTAGCATTCAGATTAATACACTTGGTATCAGCTCACAGGTCAGTATTACCATGGATGAATTTAACACTGCCATTGCTGGAGGTGCTGGGGGAGCAGATAACGTTAAATTAAAGGTGTTAAACACGCTGATTGACAGTCTGACTGCTTTAAAGCCAGTTACCACAACTACAACAACCACCACACAGGAGGCTTAAAATATGAATATCGATGCACAAGCTTTAATTAACAAGATGACGAGTAACTATGCCCAAGCGATTGCCCTTAAAGACCAGCAATTAGCGATGGCTCAAGTTCAAATTGACCAGCTCAATGCCAAGTTGGCCGAGAAGGAGGCACCTAAAGATGGCGAAAACGCTTAGTTTTACCGATACTTCACCACAGACTGTTAAAATTGGCGATACCACCACTAGCTTTACGTTAATTTGTGGCAATGATAATGTGGCCACGGACTTAACTAATGCCACTTTAATTACCGTTAAACTGGGCAATGCTAGTGGCTATCTTAAATCGGCCACAGTTGACCCAACTAGTTTAACGGATCCAACAACTGGCCAGATTGTGCTAGCTTTAACAGCGGATTTAATGACCGGCTTAACAGCGGGAGATTATCAGCTAGAAGTATGGGTGGTTGATAGTACCGGAACGTCAATTTACCCGAGTGAGTCAACATTACAGTTCCAAATTAATAGTAGTCTTGAATAGGAGGTAGACAATTGAATAAGCACAAATTAAAGGCACTCATCTTAATGGTGAGCGCCATTTTTATGGCCTTTTTAATGGTCAATGTTACCAGTCAGGCTTCAACTAGTCGTGACCAAGGGGTCGATTGGTCTAAGTATAACGGTAATAGTGGGAAATTCGGCTATGTCACCGATAAGTTTGTACTATCACAGGCGGGTGGCTTTTATGGCGGAACTAATATCCCTCAGACCACTTATGCCAGTCAAGTTAAATCAGCTCAACAGGCTGGTAAACGGGTCCACACGTACTTATGGGACGGTGTTGGTGGCAATATGACCAATGCCAAGGCTATGATGGCCTATTACTTGCCACGCGTTAAGACGCCCAAGGGTAGTATCGTAGCGCTAGACTATGAGGACGGTGCTTCTAATAGTGTGACAGCCAACACTAATGTCATTCTAGCTCAAATGGCTCTCATTAAAGACGCTGGCTATACACCTATGCTGTACTCCGGCAAAGCTTACCTCAACGCTCATGTTAATGTGGATGCTATTGTCAAAGCCTATGGTAATTGCCTGTGGCTAGCTGAATATCCGGACTATCTGGTTAGAACTAGTCCTGATTATAACTGGTTCCCTAGCATGGACGGCGTGGCTATCTTCCAATTCACTAGCATGTATAAAGCAGGCGGATTAGACGGCAATGTCGATTTAACAGGGATCACTAAATCAGGCTACACGACTGCTAGCAAGAAACAAGCTCAAGCCAACGTTAAGCAGGCTCAGGCAGCTAAGAAAACTTCTTTTACGGTTGTTAAATATAACCAGCAAGGAGTGTTCTATCCTAATCGGACACTAGCTGTTCGCTACACGGATTCAGACAAGGTACGTCAAGTTGCTACTTATCATAAGGGTGAGAGTGTAATTTATAATGCGGTCATTATTGAACACGACTATGTATGGGCACGCTACACCCGTTCAAACGGCCTGTACGGCTTTATTAAACTAGGTGTCACCAACGGGCATGACTACGGGAAGCGGGTGGTCTACTGATGGCACAATACGACGATACAACTAAGTTATTAATGGATATTCAAAAGGATGTGGCTGCCACCAAAACGAAAGTTGAGAACATCGAAGAAAAGCTGAATCAAGTTGACGATATTGGCGACAAAGCTGACAAGGCGCTGGCCAAGTCCATTGAAGCCAGCCATCAAATTGACCGCGTGACGACCATTCAAAATTGGCTGATCGGTGTCTTGGTTAGTGGCGTGCTTGTCACGTTAGTTATTTATATCGCAGAAAAGTTCCTTTAGGAGGGAAAATAATGACAAAATTTTTAAATGTAATTCAGGCAACACTCAAAGCTAACTACAAAAAGCCTGCTTATTGGGCCCAGATTATCGGGTCCGTGTTGATTATTGGCTTAGCTGTCGCAACGGTCTTCTTTGGTGTTAAGATTGACGCTAATGCAGTTGTGTTAGTGATTACCGCCGTGGGGGCAATCCTAGCTTTTGTCGGGGCAATTACGGATAATTCTATTTTGGAAGATACCGGCAATACGATCAAGACTAAGTCGAATGCGTTAGCTTCTACGGAGCAAACGGTCGTGGAAGCCTTGGCAGAAGCTCAAGCTAAGATTGAAGCAGCTAACTCAGCAGCGGCTAGTCAAGCTGAAGCCCAAGCGTCACAGGCGGTAGTGGCGGCTTATAGTCAAGCGGCTAGCGCGGCGGCAGTTGGTGACACGGTCACGGCTAGTTCAGCAGCCACTTTAGCGTCATCGTTAGCGGCTAATTTAGATAGTAATGCGCAATCAGTTAACGAAACGACGTCAGAATCCGCCTCACAAGCAAGCTAA